CGTTAGCCCCGCTTTTTTATGGAGGTTTGTGTGGCAAAAAAGAAGAAAAAAACGAGGCTCTCTTCCGGCTCAATTCCGGAATCTACCGAGAAGCCTTTGCAGGACGCAGACGACTACATCGCGAATCTGATAAGCAAATCAGAGCACGAGGTTAAGCCGGTCAAGAAAGCAAAAGCAGGCAAACCAAAGCCTGAATTTGTGCGGAGTAAAGACAAGCTTGTCCGCATTGTCGAGCATCGTAAGTTGAGCCAGAAGTCTGAATCCGCACTTCGTGACCGCTGGTCCGCAGAGAATAGTGCGGCCAGCCGCAATAGCCTCATGGACAGCATGCGAGCTGTAGCTCGAGAGAAGTTTGGTGTTAGTCGGGTTTTCGGTTCTCGAGAAGAGCTTGAGCAGCTAGCAGCTGGTATTCCGTTGCCGTCGTTAGCTCTCGAGCACTTGCTTGGCAACGACGTGTTTTTGCTTTCGGCTGTTGTCATGATTGCCGGTAGCTGGGGTTCGTGCAAAACGTCGTTGCTGTTTGAGGTGATGCGATGGGTTTATGACTTGTCAGGGCTGGGCTTTCACATCGACACCGAAGACAAGTTTGATGCCGACTTTTGTTGTGACATCATGCGGGTGCCTCACGACGTTGTGCCGATTATCTCGAATCGAGCTAGCAACCTTGAATTAATGCAGCAGATGCTGACGCATTACATCAAGGAAGCCAAGAAGATTCTGGAGGGCACAAAGGAAGCTCCCGGCCCTGGCAGAACGTTGCCGTGCGTGTTTGGAATTGACAGCCTCGCTGCTGCAACGTCTGAAGAGATCCAGGAGAAAATCTTGAAAGAAGGGAACGCTAACCGGGCACATCCGATTAATGCGTTAAAGAACACATTTTACCTCAACGGCATCAAGTCAGCGTTGGAAGGTTGGCCTTTTACGCTTGTCGTCGTCAATCACTTGAAAGAGAAGCTTGACGATATGGGCAACACCCACCAGTACACGCTGGGCGGGCAAACGTTCAACTTTCACGAGTCAGTTGAACTGCGTTGTCGTGCAGGCCGAAAACTGCACAATACGCAGTGGACTGGCAATCAAATCGGGTTGCAGTGTGCGAAGAATTCTTTTGGTCCTACAGGCCGAAGGATCACTACTCGGTTTATTTGGGGCGTGGAAGACGATCCAGAGACCAACAAACCACACGATTGGTTTCGTTGGGATTGGGATTGGGCTTTGATTCATCTGCTCGACAATATCGAGGGAACTGATAAAAAGCGGTTGCGGTCGAGAGACATCTCAATCACGACGAAGTCTCCCACGGCTGATCTTGAGTGCTTGGCAAATGTGCCGGCACTCGGCATGGGTAAAAATGATTTTCTGCCTTGGCCTGAAGTTGGTGCCATGATCCAGCAGAACGAAGACGTGTGCGAACGAATTCGCGACGCGTTGAACATCAAGATCCGTCCAAAGCTCGGCAAGGGCTATGACGAACTTATGCGGGATCATCGTAAGAAGGTGAAGTGATGACCAGGCGTTCGACAAATCCCACGAATCCTCTTTTGAGCCAAGTCGCGAGATTTGAGGAAGGTCAAACAAGTGATCGACAATGGGAGTCCGGTCGTGTAGAGTGGCTCCTCCGCAGGCTAAAGCTCAACAAGGAACGGTTGGAGCTTTTGGCTGATTCAAGCACTGCTCTTTACTCGTTTGCCGAGTTTAACCGGGTAGTGTCTTTCCCTGTGTGGTTAAGTGCCGATCGGTTGAAGGGTCAATTGCCGATTCACAAAGATCCTCGATCGATTCATCCGTTGTGGTTCAAATCTTTTACAGGCCTGCCGTTCATGCGGGTTTTCGAAACTAGATTTGAAGAGCTGAGTGCCGTAAGCAACGGAAAACCAGTTGGCATGGTTTTCCCTCGCAAAGGTTTTCAGCAAGGGCTAATTGTTCATACCGGCAGCTATGAACATTTCGTCATGCCCGGTGCGAGCTGTCATGTCTTCAAAGGTGGTGCGAAGCACGGCTCGAACATCGTAGTTCAGCCGTTTCAAGGGTTTGTTGACTGTGTCGAAATTGTCTTCGGCATCAAGTCTAAATCGGGTCTATAGAAAGGAATCTCTGATATGGCTGGTAAGGGTCTCATCACGACCAAGCAGCGGCAAGCGATTTTCGAAGGCATGGACAAAATCACGCAGAAAGCTGCGAAGGAAGTGCTGAAGAAGATTGATGACACGTCCAAGATACATGCAGTTGTTTGCTGGGAAGTCGGTAAACTGATTAACGACATCTACGAATCCGACTCTTTTGATGAAAATCAGCGAAAGCAGGAGCTGCAAAAGCTCGGTGCATACGTTGAGTGTGTTGGTGTAACGCTTAGTTCGTTGTACAACATGCGCAACGTGCACGTGGCGTGGCCGACGATCAAGGAGTTTAAGGCTGTCATCGATCAAAAGATGGCTAACGGTAATTCCTTGACGTTCAGTCACCTTGTTGAGATTCAAAAGGTTGCGACTCCGGCTCGTCGTGAATCGCTTATTGCTAAGATCGTGAAGCACAACTGGAGTGCCAACCAGACTGCTGACGAATTGGCAGCCCGTCGCGAGACGGCAAACTTCCGAACCGGTGGCGGTCGGAAGCCCGGCATCCCGACGAAGCCGCCGGCAATGTTGCAGAAGTCGACAAAGATCTGCAATCAGCTGATCAATTTCAACGAGGCCGTCGATCTGCCGATGTTCAAGGGCTTGCTGGAACTTGAGCCTGACATGGTGGACGAGACACTTGTTGGCGGTGTTGAGGAGTTGAAGGATCGGCTTACCAAGCTTTTCGAGATGCTTCCGGAACGGATTAAGAAGCTTGATCAGGTTCACAAGCGGTTCGTAAACGTCCTCGATCAGGCCGATACCGACGATGACGAGGAAGAGGAAGAAGAGGACGATGACGACTCGGAGGTCGAAGAAGAGTCCAACGAACTAGCTTCGGCGTCTGCCAAGCGTGCTTCCAAGCAGCAGGAAGAGGAAGAGGAAGAGGAAGAGGAAGAGGAAGAGGAAGAGGAAGAGGAAGAGGAAGAGGAAGAGGAAGAGGAAGAGGAAGAGGAAGAGGAAGATGACGAATAAAGTTATCGCGGGTTAATTGAAGCCGGGTTCCACCTCACCTGTGCTTCCCCGTGACAGGCGGGGTTGGGCGACCTCAGTTTGCCACGACTGTAGGTCGCCCTCCCCGCCAAAACTCGCAGTAACAAGGATGTTGCTGCGAGTTTTTTTATGTATCAACAACAAGGAGTTTTGCGTGCGATTTGAATACGTTTCAGTCAAAGTTGAACCGTACTTGAAGGCTAAGCAACAACCCGTTATCGGGTGGGGCGGTATGAAACCCAAGCACGTCTATTACGTGTTGCAAAAGCCCGACGATGGCAGTTTTGCGATAGCTACCACTAACAGTCAGCTTGCAAGAGTGCCCGTGTTCGCGTTGACACCGAATCCCAACGTTGAGTCGGACTTTTCGTTGCACAGCTTGCTCGTAGCGGTCTTCCTTGAAACTGCGTTGAAGTTCGTGGCAAGCATCTGTCCGATTGAAAAGCCTACACGGGCAATCGTTTTCATCGGCACAAATTGCCACGAAGTAGATGGACGTTACCGAGGTTATCTCGGTTTGGTCATTGAAGTACCTAATCAGAGGACAGCATGAACGTTTTTGATTGGAAGAAGCTGGATCCAGAGGACGGTTTTTTTGCACGGCTCGATATTGCTGGCACTGTCAACGCAACGTTGGCTTTTGGCTTTCAAGTCGAAAAGGCTGACGTGCAAGAAGTTATGGTTTCAGAAGTTGTAGACTTTCCTACGATTTTGGATGTTGGCAAGCTTCGCAGAAAGCTGATTATCTGGGAAGCCGTGGCTGAATACCTTAACGCTGGTGGCGATATTTCCGAAATCACCAGTGAGTTTCAAGGTGTCGCTTTCAAAAGTTTTGAGCTGCCAGGTTGGAATTACTTTGACACTTCATTGAGCGAAGCTGGCAACAGAATTCATGAGTTTGTGAGTGACGACGGCGAGAAATACGTACGTTGGGTTCGCAACGAGTACGTAGATGTTGGTCTAACAATTGAGGACATACTGGACGACACAAACAATGTCATCGACTTCAAGCGGAGACCAGATTCCGTTCAACCCTGTCTCGGTAAAGCTGGTGCTGAGACGTCGCAACAAGATGATGAAAAGACTGGGCTTTCTGCTGGGCAAGAAATTGACAGGTGAGGATTTTCACCTGTTTATGGACGCACTCGTGGCAGAGTTGCCGGACTACATTTTGAGAGACACGATTCAAAATAGCGTCAAGTCTCTTGTTAATCAGGTTTTGACGGACGAATTGCTAAAAGAGACGTGTTGGCGATTGTCGGGCAATGTTGAACAACTGCTCGAGCAAAAGCCAGTCGCTAGTTGGGTGTCGCAGATTGCGTACGAGTGGGTGCCTGTGCAGATCTGCGAAATACAAGTTCGAAGGCACGGGCGTAAGCTTGGCGTTCAGCTTGTGTTTCAAAGCCTTGCAGGCAGCATTGTTCCTCGTAAGCTGGTGCAGGTGTGGTCGTTTAAAAAGCTCCGTTACCTGGCTTCATTTCGCAACGCAAAAGGTTACGGATTCGGTTTTCGTCGTTCTTCGATAGACAGCCGAGGCCAGCAGAGAAACAAGCGGCTATTTGAGCATGCCAACCAGTTTTACGGTTTGCGTTGCTTCATACTGTTAGACCCAAAAAGGTCTAACGACGAGCCTCAAGGTTTTGAGCTTGGACATAACAGTGCCACGACAAAGCATAACACGTTAATTCTCGACGCAAGGGACAGGGCTCAGACTCCCTGCCTCAAAAAGTTAGAGGGCGAACCTGCTTGCTATCATTGCCCATTCGGTACGGACCGTTGCTTGCTGGCAACAAGGCGGTTAACTTACAAGCGAGGCACTTGTTTGAAGTGTGGAAAGCCTGGTTTGTTTGATCCTGAAGAAATCGAGTTTTTATCGATGTGTGTTAGTTGTGTAGAGGAGGCACGTAAGCTTTGAGTTTGGCTGTACAGCAAGCTAGTTTGTCATCTTTGTTTGTTCAAGGCTCGCCAGCTGTAACTGAAGGGGAGTTGCTGTTTGAGCTTTGGCTTTTTCGGAACGGCTATCGGCCTTATTCCGACTGGTGTTCTGTGTCTCAGATTTTGGATGGCGTTGATGCGTCTTTGCTGTGTTGTTACCATAGAGCGTTAGATGGTTTTGCTTCACATCAGCAGCGAGTCGGTTTCAAACTTACTTGGAACTCCATCGTGTCTCATGCTGGCAGAATCGGAAAGCTAAGGAAACTGGCACAGAAAGGGCGATATGTCGCTGCAAGCGAGGATGAGTTCTAGTGACAACCGGCTGTACAACGTCAACCGCGATGTCGCTCACAATTTCACGCAGGTAATGTCTCTTGTCGCTGGCAGGCTTGAAGACCAGCAATGGGTCGAGCTTTCCGAAGTTCTAGCACGTGAAAACGTGTCTATGGACGATCTTGGCAACGCGTGCGGTTGTTACTGCACCTATCTTGCTTCCGCGGCGACAAAGCCGGAATTGAGCATGCACGACAGCATCGAGGCCTCTGGCTTCTTTGCTTGCAAGCCCGCAGCTCAGGTTGCTGTTCTGGCAATGATTGGCACGGCTTACGCTGGCATTCAGTTTGCTGGTGTTCGAGACGCGTCAATTTCCGTTGGCGGTAAAGTGGATGGCCCGCTAGCGAGTCTTGAACAGCTACTTGAGTACGCAGATCGTTTTCGTCGCTATGCTGGTATGTCTCGTTGGCAGCGGCGTCTTTTGCATCTGAGGTCACGCATCACTAACGCTTTTGCGGCGTTTCGTAAGTCCTGATGCAATAACAGCTAATTGACTTCAGTTCGCAAGGATGTGTCATGATTGTCAACGAGTGGGACGAGTCGTTCACGGCGAAGTATGGGCATAAATTTCCGTCTTCGTATTTGTGCTTCGACACTGAGTTCACGGGTAGCAACGAAAATCGAGATCTCATCGTCGAGATCGGCCACACCATGGTCGAAGACGGACTTGTCATCGACAAGCTGAGTATAGTCCTTAACTGGTATAGCTATCCCGGTGTTCAAGCTTCGTGGTTGGACTACCAGCTTCAGAACATGCGATCAATCGTTGGTCCAAGTTGGCGACTAACGCCAGAAGTTGTCAAGCAAGGTATTGATCCCATCAAAGCCTTACGTTTTTACCAAAAGCTTTTTGATGTGTGGAACAGACGCAACTTGCCTTTTGTAGCGCAAAACGGGCAGAACGCAGATGAGCGTCTACTTCGTGGCAACTTCGGTCGCTTCTTGAACAAACCGTTTGAGTTACCACAGCACGGCTATTTCGACACAGGTGGTATCTATAAGGCTACGCAAATCTGGGAAGCGCAATCGGGCGACCTTGCCAACTACAAAGTTGTCATGCTTCCACACAGGAATGAAACGCTCAAGACGTATTTCCAGCGTATCCTGCATACGAGAGTGCCGGGTGTAAAGTGGAATCTGAAACTTATACTCAGCCATTACGGGCTTGACGTAAAACACAACGTTGATCCTAACAAGCTGCACAGTGCGGAGTACGACTCAACTTGTCTGCATTGGATCATGGAAGAGTTTCGCAGCCGCATTTATCGCAACAATTCAAGAGCGGAGCCTGATTCGAAAGCGTCGGCTTTGCAGCAAATGGTTGAAGAGGATTTAGCAAAAGCAAAAGTGGAAAGGGAGCGAATGCACGTGCGTTCGACCCACAGGCAGCGAGTAGTTTGAAAGGACTTTGATGGCTAAAAAAAGGATTAACTCTTGCGTGAAGGGCAAGGCTGGCGAACGAGAGCTGGCTAATTACCTCAAAAAGATGTTTCCGATCGCAGCTCGTCGCGGGCAGCAGCACGACGGAACGGAAGGCAAAGACGTCGTAGCATTTGAAGGCATCCATCTCGAGTGCAAGCGGTACAAGTCGCTTAACCACCTCGGGGCTATGGCTCAGGCAACCAGGGACGCAGGTACAGCCCGAAAAGGCGAGTTGCCGACAGTGTGGGCACGCCGCGATCACAGCCGCTGGACGTTCATGTGCTGGGTTGACGACATCATCGCTGTAGCGAAGAACATCATTATGCATCTTCCCGATGCTGACCGCCGTGCGTTTGCTGCTAAATTAAATGCCCTGCCCGCTAATGGCGTTGAAGCTGAGGAGCTGACAAATGTCAACTGACGAACAAATGACCGACACGCCTGTTGCGACGCAGGACGAAGCCGTCTTGATGCGAGACATGGAGTTAGTTGCAGTCGCTGCTAATCAACTTGCTGCCACCTCAAAACCAATCGTTGAAATTCTTAATTCGATGATCATTCTTCGACAACTGCACACCCTTGTGTTGCAGGAGCTTGATCATCTGTTTGATAGCGAAGAGTTTTCAACACTCAAGCTTCCAGAAGCTTTGAATCAACCGGCAACGGAAATTCCTCTCACGGCAGACCGTAAGGCCAAGCTGAAGGAAGTATTCGTTAACGCTGCGGCGATGAAGGCACAGGATGAGTTTGAGATTCGACGTGTGCTTTTCGGCACTGACGCTGTGCTGTTGCCGAAACTAAAAGAAATTGCCACTCGCATGATTACAGCAGGTGAGAATCAGCGAAGGAGCGAAGCGGAAGCAGCGGAAAAGGCAAGGATCGAAACTGCCATCACGTTTGACCACATTCACGGCTGTGTCTTCAAAAGAGATCGCCCGCTGCTATTTGTCGGTGCAAAGCAAGACTTGCAGCTAGTACTTGATCAACTGACTCGAGACCTTCTGGTTGACCATCAGTCGTTTCAGGCAGTGCGTCTTGGCTGCACAGCTCCAGTTGCGAGCGATCCGAGACTTGTCACTGTTCCTCAGGACGCATGGAAGCACGTGTGTGAATCCGGCAAAGCATTTCAGCGGCTATATGAAACCGTAATTGGCTCTCAGCTGACAAATCCTGTTGACGTTTTGATCGTTGACGATCTTCGATTGACAGTACAAGCCCCTGATTTTTTTAGTAGCGAATCGGTCGCTAACAAGTCGCAGCATAGGCTTGCCAAGTGGTGCCGCGAAGCCGGCTGTTTGCTAGTCGGTGCCGCGGTTTTGCGAGAAGGTGAAACGCTGACCGATAATAGCCCGTTATTTGAGCACAACAACGTTTTTGTCATCGAACGCAGTCCGAGCTACAAATTGCCGGACGAATCTATTGTTTGCGATCTGTTGCTCAACGGGAAATTGTGCGTTGTATCGCAGCTACCCGTAATTGCGACAAGTAAAATCATCGTTCCAGACTCAACTGTGGAGGTTTGCTGATGTACGTTTTTGTGAGCTGGGCTTACACGTCCGCTGCGGAATCCAAACTGCTTGACTTTGTTGAAAAAGTAGGCCCCGTTCAAGTCGATCCTGAGCTTTCCGAGCAGCGGGCACAACTGAAGCAGATGCTTCCTGAGTACACAGAGCTGACAGAAGTGCTTGCCAGCAGGCAATTGGAACTTACAGAGCTACCAATGGATAAGCTCAACCGCGAACTGTTGGCAGTAAAGATTGCGATTCCAAAGCTGGAATCGGTGACAACGTTTCAACTTGCCAAACGGCTGCCAGATGGCGACAGGCTGCCTGTAAGCCTCGCTGTTAGGTCGTTTTTGATGAACACATTTCCCGATGAATGGTTTAGCGACATCACAACACCGGCCAGTAAGCGAGTGGTGTTTGTGGGCATGCCAGGTATTCGCGATTTTTTCACGCGGCTTTGCTACTGCACTGCGGCACTCGGATCGCCACTGCCGCCTGGTTTGTTGTTGAATACAAGGATGATTGAGCCAGGACTTGATACTGGCGATTCGGTTGTCGAATTGCTTCGTGCTTGTGCATACAACGCCAAGGACAACGACACGAAGAACAAGTATCAGAGCATTTTGGACCGCTGGGCTGGCGTCGGTTGCAGCGCTGAGGCCGACAATCTTGCACTATTGGCCACGGCAGCCGCTTGCGGTTTTTGCGGTAAAGGGTGACCATGAGCGATCAGCAGCCACCAAAACCGAAGCAGGACAAGTTCTACGAGTTCAAGCCGTTTCGCGTGCCTAAGTACCGAATTGAGTTTCAGCGAGCTACGCGGCTTGCAGATATCCCAGGCTACGTCTGGTATTCGCCTGCGTTGATCTACATCTGGGGCCGGTATTCGGAGACAAACCTTGCCGATTTGGTTCAGCAACATGACGTTAAAGTCTTCTGGTACAAATTCGAAAAGCCTGTCTTTCGCGGACTGACTGTCGGTTCCGATTCGGCATGGGATTACACGCTATGGGCTTCGAGCGAGTCGGATTGGCCCAAAATCGTCGACACGATACTTGAGACTGTACAGTTCGACATTCCTCGCTCGAGACTCTATCAGTATGCGTTGCAGGAATTGGAAATCTACGACCCACTTTCTTGCGATGCCAAGTCAATCGTCGGTCTAAATACGCCAACTGTCCTTGTAAAAACGTTTGCTGTGCTTTCGAATGAGCTTCAGTACGCATATGACACTCGAAAAAAAGGCGTCGTGAACCAACCGGCTGTTGCAAGCTTTAAGCCTGACCCGCTACACGTAGAGGCCGGCAAAAAGCTTTTTAGCCGCAAGGGGCTGACTCAGGACAAAGCATTCGATACGTATAAGTCGATAATGCTCAGCATGCAAGACGCTCACTACAGAGCCGAAAGGCTAAAAAAAGAAGCAGAAAGAAGGAAGGTTTTACGTGGTAAGTGATCGCGTTCAATTTGGTAACGAGCAGACCGACGTTGAAAAAAAGAAACCGACAGAGTTTCCTATTCCGTCGCTTCGTCAGTTTCTGTTGCCAGATACGATTTTGTTTGTTAAGTGGTTTCGCGAAGATGTCAATGACCTTGGCAAGGTAGTCAACGCTTGGATTGATTTGCACAAGGTCATTGTTGTGGCTGCCAGCAGCCCGCTGGTTGCCGGCAACAACGCGACTATTAGCCTTGCATACGTTTCGCCAGACGGGAGGCCAATCGCTGATGTCTAAAGCAAAAAACAAATGGCAACAACACAGCAACGACGTACCCGGACTGAGTGAAGCGATTAGCCGCGTGACAGCAGGCACTGATGCTGAAACTGAATACGGTGCATTGCTTAACTTGCTGCCTTCCGACGTCAGTTCTAGGCTTCGTGACGACGTTGAACGTGATCTCGAGCAGATGCAGCATCTGATCGAGCATCATTGGTGTCTCTATGAGTCGCCAGAAGGTGATTTTCCTCGTGTATATGTGTTTCCTTCACTGACTAGTCTGATCGAAGCAGTCAGCAAACGAGAAGGAAAAGAAGTTGCTGTTTGGGTGATGTACGGCGTACCCCTTCGGCTTACCAAACTGACACAGCGTGCAGGCAGCTCTGACACGTATGATCGCTATTTGCTATTGCCCAATCAGATGGCTGTTAGGATTGCGACAGGGAATGTGCAACTGATCGAGCAAGACAAATTGCCGTCAAGTGTCGAAGTGCAGGACGATGGCTGGCTTGGCGACCCTGCGTTCAATCAATCTGGGAGCTTCTTCAAGCCTGGCTTTACCGAGCAAGACGACGTAGACGATAACGAAGGCTCGACCTGAAGCTTTTGAGTTTTGATTGGCAGGAGGTCATATGGCTGACAACACAAGCGTTCGCAACAATTCGCCGGATCCCCGTAGGTACCACACTAATGCCCCGGGTCAGCCTCCTGGCACTATGCTGCCTTTAGCGAGACCTGGAACAGACGGTCGATCGTTTGGTTTTGATCACAATGTTCCGCAAGAAGTCATTGTCGATCCCGGCGAAGACGGTGGCGGCTTTAAACTCGACATGTCAGCCTTGTCAGGCATGAAGGCCAGTTTCAACGCAGCTGCGGTAACCGGTGAAGCTGCTTCAGATCCATCCACGTTCCTCAAACGAGTCAGTAAGACCATGAGCAAGAAAGTAGCATCAACGCCGAAACTTAAAACCGGGTCTAAAAAGAGCATCCAGGGTAAATCGGCATTACGGCAAGCACCTCCACCTCCGTCTCTTTCTTCTCTCGTGGACAACGAAGAAGAACCTGATTTTGCCGTTGATGTGTCGAACGCGATTGACTCTATGATCGAAGAAGCGGAGTTTGAAGCTTCGCAGCCTTCTTTTGAGGACGAGACCGCGGCTATCGATTCTGAGCTTGCAGCTTTGCGATTGAAGTTAGCAGCTGCGGAACGCAGGAAGAAAGCTGCAACTGCTAGCCCAGACATGACGTCGCAAATTGCCGCCATTGTCAGAGCTGTGCTGAGCGAGCAAGAAGTCGTTACGCCGAAAGAGCCGTTACAGTCAGTACAACCGGTCGAAGTCGTAACTCCGTTTGACTCGCTTTCAATTCCGTTTTTGAAGAGCGACAAGGCTGAAAGACCCAAGTTCGAGACTTACTTTGAACTTGGTAAGTTCGGTACAATGGCCGCACGCTACCACACTGTTGCGGAAGGCAAAGACTGTCTAGCGTTGGTTTACGACACTCGATTCGAAGATGGGTTCCAGTACTTGCCACCTAACCTTGGCGAGGAGTCCATTTCGATCTCTGTGCCGCAGCTCAATAAGTCGTGGAATTGCAATTCTTTCGGACTGCACTACACGCTCGGATGCCTGGACGTTGTGATTCTTCTAACTACAAGCGAGTCCAAACAATGAGCATGGAAAAGAATGGGGCTATCAGCAGCGAAACTCCCAGTTGCAAAAGCGGTTGTGGTTGCAGTCGAACAAAATCAGCATCTCAAACGTTAAGTCTGCCCGGGCAACTTACGTTGTTCCCTGAAACGTCTGCTGAAGCTGACAAGCTCGATCTTGATGTGACCAAGGCAGCCGCTGACGTTGTACGTGACGCAAGCACGACAAAGTGACTTGTTGCCGCCAGGAGGGCGATAGATGTCATTGCTAGGCACAGGCAGTCCGTATTTCCAGCGAGGAGCGGGAGTCGCGACTGGCGATTCCGGCTTTGCCGACCCGTTTAACGACGTCGCTACCACTCAAATGCCGACGACTATGAAGTCGGCACTTTGGTGGTCGGAGTACATGTGGACGACACAGGGTACTTACCGGATGGCGATGGAGCGGATTATCAGTTATTTCATTACGGAACTCGAGCTTGGCGGTGACGCTGGTGACGACGAAAAAGAGAAGTTCGAAGACTATCTCGACAACAAGCTCAAAGCTTTGACGTTCCTGTCCCAGCTACTGCGAGATCGGCTGTGCTACGGTAATGGATTTGCCAGCATTGTTGTTCCGTTTCGACGGTTTCTACAGTGCCCGCAGACGGGCGACATGTATCCGTTAGCAGTTGTCTACCGAAACTTCAATTTCAAGTTCACTGATGATCACCAGTGGATTGCAACATGCCCTCGTACTGGCTGGCGGGGACCTTGGCAGCTAATTGACAAGCCTCGAGAAGAATCAGATCAGCTGATTCTAAAGCGATGGAACCCGCACGAAATTGAGCTGCTGCACGATCCTTTTACAGAGGAAGTCGCTTACCTGTGGCGAATTCCTGAGTATTACAAGCGGATGGTTCGAGAAGGCAACTTGTTCCATCTCGAGCGGGCCAGCAAACAAGTGTTGGACGCAATCAAGCATGACAAACTTTTCCGCTTCAAAAAGGAAGCGATTTACCACATGAAGGAACCCACTTTAGCGGGTATCCGGAACATGGGTTGGGGTTTGCCTCGCAGTTTGATTAACTTCCGGCAGCTTTGGTACGTTCAGGTGCTTCGTCGTTACAACGAAGCTATCGCCATGGATTACGTGATTCCATTCAGGCTTATCACTCCTGAATCGCGTAACGGTGGAAGCGCTGGCGGCATTGCAGCCGGCGATCCCATGGCCACGTATAACATGGGTGATTTTCGATCGCAAGTTCGCGGCATGATGAATAGACGTCGGCGTGATCCTGCGTCAATGCAAATGCTTCCGTTTCCTGTGAATTATCAGCTCCTCGGCGGTGACGCCAACCAGCTGGCACCTACCGAGTTGATTTCGCAAGGACACGATACGCTGCTTAATGAGTGCGGCACACCTGTCGAGTTCTACCAAGGCTCACTTTCGCTACAGGCGGCACCTGTGGCTCTGCGTCTGTTTGAGAGCACGCATCGTGAACTTGTTTCTGATGCCAATGAGTTTCTTCAATGGATGTGCAATTCGGTTAGCCGAATCATGTCTTGGGAGCAAGTCGACGCAAAGCTCAAGCGCGTCACGATTGCTGACGACATGCAGAAACAAATGTCTGCACTTCAGCTTATGATGGGTCAGCAGCTCTCTGGTACATCTGGATTGAAGGCCATCGGTTACAACTGGAAGACCGAGCAAAAGCTACTTGCTGACGAGGCACGTCAACAGCAAGAGATGCAAGCACGACAGCAAGAAGAGATGGATCAGCAAGGCTTTGCTGCTGAAATCTCTAAGGGTATGAACCCTGCTACGCAACAGCAGGGCGGTCAGCCGGGTGCTGGTGGTCAACCGGGTGCCGCACCTCAAGGTGGTAATCCGACAGGACCAGACGCTCAGTCTGCAATGGGGGCCGGAAACACGCCTGTTTCGACCTACATCCAGTCTATGGGGCAGAACACCCCTGTCACGCCAAACGATTTGCAAGCCGCGGCTGATCAGCTTGCTAACGAATTGCTTGGGTTACCTGAGAGCGTAAAGGACAGCCAGCTACGCCAGCTCAAGCAGTTCAACCCGACTCTACACTCGTTAGTTCGTTCGAAGCTGGACGAAAAGCGAAATCAAATGAAGACGCAGGGTGGAGCTATGCTACAGCAACAGATGGCTCAAGGCGGGGGCGGAATGCAGTGATGACGCCCTAATTTGTCCAGCTTATCTATTCGATCAGTCAAATCCTGTTTTGTTGAAAGGCAGCCGGAAAACACGTCGCAACTTTTGTTGCACCTGCTATCCTGCGGATCTTTCTACCAGCTGAAAGGCAACAATGAAGGTTGTCATCTACAGCTGCATTACGGGAGGCTACGACGATGCTGTCACTGCTCTCTTTGCTTCTTACGCCGAAGCAGCGTCAACGAGTGATGTCCGCTGTGTACTCTTCACAGATGAAATTGCGGCAAGAGCTTCGCCGCGAAGGGTTGCTTCCGAAGGAACTCTCGAGTGGGAATTGCGACCGTTGTTGTGGCAGCACCCGCTGTGCCAAACAAGAACGGCCCGATGGCACAAAGTGAACAGCCATCTATTGCACTTCGACGCCGATCGCACAATTTGGATTGACGGTACGCAGAAAATCCTCAACTCGAAACTTCTAGCTCTTCAGCTCGAGCTTCCTATTGCGACGTTTAAGCATCCGGTGCGAACGTGTGCCTATCAGGAGCTGCAAGTCTGTTGTGATCTCAAGAAAGATAATGAGCTGTTGATGCGGCAACAGCTTGCCGCGTACCGAGACGGCGGTTATCCACCGTTTCACGGCTTGGTTGAAACGGCTTGCATCGTACGCAAAACATGCGATGATGTAGCCCGTTTCAATCAGGCTTGGTGGCACGAGATTGAACGGTTTAGTTATCGTGATCAATTGAGCTTCAATTACACGATGTGGCGGACTGGTATGACTTACGATACGATTCCGGGGCATCGGCAAAGTTCTGAGTTTTTTGAGTTTGTGCCTCATCGTTCGGCATGAAAGCGGGCTATCGTGCTAAAGGTCGGCGTCTACGCACCGTACGCTCGAACAGAGACAACCATAGCGGCAACTCAATTTGCCGACTGGCTTGTTCGCATGGGTGTAGACGTGCAATTCCTTGCGTGCGGCAAGGTCGGCAAGAATGTCCACCCGTTTTGGGATAAAAAAGCCAACGCAATTAGCTTCAATTCTATTTGCAGTTGGGCAATTGAAAGCACGCATCTATGTTGGTTCTTGCCTGATGAGCATGCTTTTTTCAATGCTCAATTGGTTTGTCCTCGCAACAAGAAAAGACGCACGAAGCATTTTTTCCTGCCTGGTGCAAACCATTGGAATGCGTCCTCGTTGTTTTTCGCTAAACGAATGGATGCTACCATTTTGTTGAATGACGAACTGAGCAAGTGGGCGACAGGTAAAGTCACAAAGCTCAGCAGTAGGCTAAAGTTTGCAAGTTCTAATCTTGTGTCGCCATCAATTCCGTTTTCTACAAAAGCCGGTTTTCACGAGAAAGGCTTTGTGTCGGTTGCTGTCGTGCTTTCAAAGACTATGCACGCAGATAAAGGTCCAAGCATGCTCAACGCTATTGAGCGTGCGTTGACAGAACGACCTAATCTCAAAATTACGCTTGTGCTTGAGCATTCATTTTCTCGCCAATTTCGCCAAGCATTTAAGCGACTTGTTGCAACGCATATCGATCGAGTACAGATTGTCGACAGGCCTAATTACAACGAGCTTGCAGCCATTTGCTGGCAACATGATTGGGTATTTATCGGAGCTACTCGTTTTAATTACGGCTCCCTGTTGACTGCTGCTGCTGCCAGTAATTCCCCAGTTGCTTGTTTGGATCTCATGCCTGCTAAATCGTTGCTTGATGTGCAACAAGGAGCGGAGCTAATACCTTGCAAGAAGGCCACCAAACGAAAACCAGTGGCGGACTTTAACGAAGATGAGATCGTCGCATTTTTCTTACGAGTTAGCGACATAGCTCCATCTGCCATGAAATCGTTTCAAAAGCACGCAGCGATTAACCTAGAAACAAAACAGCTCAAGTTCGAGCAATTCTTACATTCGCAGTTTTTTCTATGAGCAAGCGACATGTCCTCGTGGCCGGCACGCCCGGGGCATGGGTCAATCACGGTGCGAAATACTTTGCTGACCGCGGTTGGGCTGTAAGCTGGCCCGGGCAGAATTTAGACGTTGCTGACGGCCTTCGATATCTGACGCACAATTTCCAGAACATCGAAGTGCAGCGTATTTATCAGCAGTTTGAATCGCTAAACAAAGTTTCGCCTGTCGCCAGCTATTTACCGCTTTACTACGATTTGCCGTATCCAGGCCCGGCTGAGTTTCTAGCTAAGTTTGTAGGCCCTGCGGTCGTTTCGGGCGTATGCGTGTTTCCGCTTATCGAGCTGTGGTCGAACCACATCGATACGATTGTGGACATTCGAGCTTCTGAAGCTGACGACATCCAGGCCATGAGTCAGTGGGTAAAAGCCGGAATTGCTAAAAAACAGCTTGAGCTTGTTCGCAAATGTCAGCTTGAACGCTACACTGAGCGACTATCGTCGTTCGCACACGTCTACACCATGACAAATGCGGAGATCAAAGATCGTCGCATCGACGGGCTTTCTCGTTTTGTGGCCTCTGTTTTCAAGGAGTGAATATGAGCACCGAAGACTCGCTAGATCCGAAGCTGGATGCATCTTTGAATATTGCTGCTGGCAACAAGCCCGTAGCCGCTGCGGCACCCACGCCGCCAAAGCCTGTAGCTGTTGCTACATCTTCTATCCCTATGCCGAAGTCATCAGCTGTCAACATCTCAAATGTTGCTGCTGTTTTAAGCCCTGCGTCGCAGCGACATGCTGTGCAACAAGTTCAGATCAAGGATGCGTTTAATTACGATGTAGCGTTCAACTTCGCATTCCTTGGCTCTGGTCAGGGCGGTGCTCGTATTGCTTCGAGTTTCTGGAACATGGGCTATCGGCGTGTTGGGTTGTTCAACATGGCCGAAAGTGATTTCCAGGGGTTGCCTGAAGAGATCGAGCGTCACGTGTTTCAGCTTGGCGGTGCTGCCAAAGATGCCCGTTTTGCAGAGAACTCGATGACAGGTCGGGAAGAAGAGATCTGGGATTTGCTGCAACGCTCGTGGGGCAACGACGTCGATTACGGCTTTGTCTGCGTCGGTCTTGGCGGTGGTACTGGCTCAGGCACCAGCGTCAAGCTCGTTCAGATTGCCCGTGAGTATCTTGAGAGTAAGGGCAAAGCTCCGCGTGTAGGTGTCATCGCGTCGATTCCGCCTGTGACTGAAGGTCAACAGGTTTGCCGCAATGCGGTAACGGCTTTCCATCGCTTGCTCGAGTTGAAAGCGAGCCCGATGATCTTGATCGACAATGCGAGGATCAACCAGCTCTACACGCCTGGGATGAGTCAGCTCTACAACGTCGCCAACAGGACGGTCAGCGAACTGCTTCACTTGTTCAATCAGCTCGCCGCTGTGCACAGCCCTCTCATCACATTTGATCGTAGCGAGCTTGCCCAGTTGCTCGATCACGGCATTTGTGTGATGGGTGCCGCAAGTCTCGAAGACATCAAAAGCCCAGCTGACATTTCAGCAGCAATTCGAGATCAGCTGACAAACAACGTGCTAGCCGAAGTTGACCTCAAGTCAGGGACAAAAGGTGCCTGCCTGTTCGTTGGTGATCAGCACCACATGGACAATCTCGGGCTGGACTACTTTGAGGCCGGCTTCACGCAAATGAATCGAACGCTGAAGGGTGGTGCTAACAGTGTTGTGCATCGAGGTGTCTACGTTGGTGCTGCTCCTGGCCTACAGGTCTACGCCATGATCAGCGATCTCAAGCCGCCAGCCGCTACTTTGTCAAAGCTGGCCAAGGAAGCAAACCTGAGCAAAGCCCAGCTTGGCGGGTTTGCCCAGTTTCTTGGCGTCAACGACTGATCCCAGTTGATATTCCGCTTAACAGTTAGGAGCATTGATATGCCGAATAATGCGGCTGACGATAATCTTGAATCTCGTTTGGTGAAAGCACTCGGCTTACCAAACGTTCAGTCACTGAAGATCAGTCTGGCTACTAACAGCGTTGCGGCCGTGGAAGTTGTCCATTACGACTGGGACAAGTGCGGTGAGGCACTGATAACAGAACTTGAGGCAAGGCAGTACGTCCTGATCTCACGCGAAGAATATGACAGGCTGAACCGAGGCCCTTTTTATGGTTTGTCGCCGGAATAACACCAAAACTGCGTCAAAGTCGATTTGGATCGATTTGAAATTGCTGCTATCCGGGCAAATAACCGTAAATAAGACAAGTTGGGTAAACTAGGTACCCACATTTTGCGGTCAAAACCGGCTTTGGTTTGGCGTTTAGCGCTATAACGTTCGTCGTTTTTACACAACCAGCGAGAAAATTAATCATGTTTTCGACCGGCCCTGTGCACGTCAGCGGTGAGCTTCCCGACCTTATCAACCACCTTGAGGTTGCTTATCGAGAGCATACGAAGCTGCATGCAAGCATTGCAGTTGAAGGTTACGCATTTCTCAAATGGGCAAAGCAGTATCTGACGGAAAATCGCCCGTCAGAAGTTTTTCCAGTAGATCGAAATTACGGTTTTGTATTGACCAACGGCGTTAGGTTAAAGCTCTGTCCGGACGTTACAAGCGAAGCCGGACCAGGCTCGATGGCCAGCAAAGATAGCTCCGTTTCCATTATCAGTACGCGATAGCTGGAACCTGAATTGTGAACGTAGAAGAGCATCCAGACTGCGCTGAAGGCGTGTTCAACGGAACACTTATCGAAGCCGAAGTTCCGTTGATTTATGTGCAAACGTGGGGTTTGCAATTCTGGCACAATTTGGCAATTCACGGCATCGTAAAACAAACAAAAGATTACCCAGTTGTTTGGTTGCTGGCTGTGCCTTGGCACATGTCACATCAACCAATGGTAGACGGCTTAAAGTTCCTTTTGTCACGCGTAGCAGAGCTAGCACCTAACCATCGCTGTCTTGTGCTTTGCAACACGCCGGAGGACGGCTTTGTTTGTGAGCAACTGAACTTTAATTACCTGCTGGTTCATCAAAACCAGTTCGTCGATCGAAGTAGCTTTAAGCCGTTGCAGCGAGAAAAGAAATACGACGCTGTAATGAACTCGGCGTTCAGAGAGTACAAGCGTCACTGGCTAGCTACTAAGATTTCGTCTTTGTCGTTGATCAGTTACTTTCTCGAGCCTGACGCTGTGGCCGGAATAAAGTCGACGTTGCCGCAGGCTGTAATTGCAAACGAGGCAGAAAACGGATCTTCCTGGTTGTCGTGGTCTGCCGTTAATGAAGCCTACAACGCGGCAAAATGCGGGTTGATTTTGTCGGATGTAGAAGGCGGAAACTACGCTTCAATCGAGTACCTGTTGGCTGGTTTGCCGGTTGTCACGACTGTCAATATAGGTGGGCGAGACAGGTATCTAGACGGACGGTTCTGCTCGTGGGTAAATGCTGATCCTGACTCGGTAGCTAAAGCCGTTTACAATTACACACGGCTAGCTATCGATCCTCAGTTCATTCGCACAGAGACTATTCGGAAGCTGGATAATGACTTCGACGATTCCAGCTTTGAGATCGGATCCCGGCTAGGTCTCGATGTAAAAGCGACTGCGGATGCGTTTAACCGTTGGCGGGGACACGGCTTCATACAGCACAGGCAGATAAGCTACATCACTGACAGGTTAAAAGCCGTCTACGGTTGAACCGCTAGCCACACAAGCATTGAAAGGAGTCGATTATCGAGTAACGGAGTACCGCATCATGTTCAACTGTATCGCCCGGTGGGTAGCTGCACTTTTTGCAGTGAGTGGCTCTGCTTCTTGCAAGCAAGTAGGTCACGTTAGAATGCAGATCAAGACGTGGGTTGGTGACCGATGTGTGCCAACAGTTGCATGCGGTGTTCATCTCGAAATTGACTTGCCGGCTAGATTCCGGATTCTAGCTCCGAAGGTGTTTAGGGCTGGTCGTAACCCTCCTCTTGCTGCGTTTTATTGCTTCAGGCATCCGGATTCAGCGGGCGAACTTCAGTGGGTCAAGAAGCGAGAGATCGTGTTGCAAGATGTCACGTACACGCTGAAAGAAGCTCCGCTCCTGACGACTGACCGCTATATCGAATTTAAGGTGCAAGATGAGTGAATCTTTCTTCACAAAAGAGATGTTGTCGGCTGCTAACACCATCCCTAAACAGCATGTAACGATGAACGGTTATTCTTTTAGTGATGTAGTTTTGGCTGATCTGCTTGCCTGGTCTAAATCACAAGCGTGGCAAACAGATTTAACAGTACTACGGAAACGAGCAGGACTAGCTGAGCCAGTTGGTGCAAACTTTAACGTCGATAAGGCGTTGGCTGATCTGCGGAAAAGACTCCGTGCTCCGTTGCCTCTGTCTTCACTTGGTTCTGGCTGGACGGGACCGACCGCCCCTCAAGGCAGCGGATTTTCAATGGCTGCAAAGCCATCCTTTATCGGTAAGTCATTTATTGCATCTATCACTCCCGATTGCGAACCGAGCGACGAGCACGAACTTGGTCACGTGGAACTAAGCGATGTTGACGCACACACAATAGCACTGCTCAAGGTGAAATTTGACTAAGCCTCAAGACAACTTGTTGATTGAAGCAGCACTTCCCTATCTCAAGCAATTGCTCGAGAAAGAGAATCGCGATCACGCACAGCAAGTCCATCCGTCCCGCGGTCGATCGGAATACATGACAGGACTTCAAAAGCTGATCATGGACATCACCGACAAGTTGCAGCCGAAAAAATAGAAAGCCAGGCATGCGGAAGATTCTGTTCTTCACTTCGACCGTATGGGCGTTGGGCGTGCTTCACGCTTCTTTGTCGAAGAGGCTGCTAGCACATGGCATTCATGCTGATGTGCTTGACTGGCGTGCGAGCTACACCCAGGAAGAGTTCCAACACCTAATGCGGGTGTATGACTACTTTCTCGTAACGCCAGATAGCTTGAATATCCTGCACTCAAGTGAGCATTACAGGGTGCCTTTAAACCGCATCTTCACCATAGCCCACCACACCGAAGACTTGGTTGTTGCCGGAAAACGAATGGGTGGTTTTGACTTCCTAAACGAGGTCGCCGGGCTTGGGGCTGTGAATGAAGACATTGCAGCAGAAGCAGCGAGCCGGCTTGGCATAACCCGAGCATTTAAGCTCGTGACCAACGGCGTCGAGACTGCCATGTTTGCCGGTCCGCCGGCTATCAGTCTTAACGCCATTGGTCACGTAGGCCCACACACGCTGACGTGGGATAACGTTGAAGATTGCAAGCGTCCTGGCTTGCTCGACGAAGTCTTGCATGGCTTGCCTCTGGTTCATAAACAGCAACCACGTCAGCACTACATGGCGATGCCATCCCGTTACTGGGATATCGACGCCACACTTGTCACTTCTTCGTACGAGAGCTGCGGACTTCCAGCTCTTGAGACAGCCGCGGCCGGTCGCCTTGTCGTAAGTACGCCGACTGGATATTTCCGCAAGCATTATCAGGGCCTAGGTGCTCTGTGCAGCTTGGAGCCGAAAGCATTTGTGCAGGATGCCAGAGCCATCCTGTTGCATTACAAGGACAGCCCGCAGCAATACCGGGAACGTTGTCAGACAGCTCAGGAATACTGCCGGCAGCATTTCGATTGGTCAGTCACGCTACCAACCTGGCTCGAGGTGTTTGCATGATTTTCAATTACGTCGATATTGGCGTCTGCGACTTCGAGACGTCGCTTGACAAGCAAAATGTAGCGGCCGGTGAAACTGTGTTGCTTGTTGAACCGGTTGTGCAGTTCCTTGAAGCTTTGCCTAATCCACCGGGTGTCGTGAAAGTGTGTGCAGCGATTACTGCCACAGGGGAAGACTGCTCAATCTTTCACGTGTCGACCGAGGCTATTGAACGGTACAACATGCCTTTCTGGACGCGAGGCTGTAGCCGTTTGCGTCAACCTCACCAGGGTGTGCTTGGCTGGCTGCAAGGCCAGGGTATTAACTTCACTCAAGCACTCGATAGAAGAATCTTCCAAATGCTTCATTGCCACGGGTTGACGTTTCAGCAACTCTGTGACAACCAAGCAATCGAGAAGATTGTGTACCTCAAGATCGATACAGAAGGCTGCGATCACGAAGTGCTTGCTGCGGTGTATGAGGTGTTAGCCAGCAAGCGATTACCGCTCATCGAAAGCATTAGGTTTGAACGCTACGGTCACAACACGTTCGATTACTGCGACGACCCGTATGGCAACTGTGATCGGCTCGATGAGTTGGCTCTGCAATTCAAGAACACGTGGGGATACGAAATCGATCCTCCGGTAGGTCCAGGCGAAGAACCTAAAGTGGCAGACATCACGATGCGACTCCCGAGGTCTGGGATATGAGTGGCGCAGAAAAGCGACGAAAAGAACAAGCCAAAAGAGAACAAGAATTCAAGGCATTTGAAAGAACGTGGCATGAGATGTCGTCAAACCTACAACAAGAAATGCTTGAAAGGATTTGCATGAAAGATCAATCGGAGACGCAGGCCGACGCAGTTGAATCTACGAACGGCCCTACCGGTCCCGGAGGCGGTTATTCAGTATCGGTTTCAGGGCCTACTGGGGCTATTCAAAGCGTCACAGGGCCAGTTACCCGGACCCCCGAGGTTACCATGGGCACGCCAAAGCCCTCAGCGGCCCCTCAGGAGGCCAAACAGCGGTCCAGGCGTCTGACAGGGGAGCAGAAGCAGCAAAACCGTAAGAAGCGAGAATACGAGGCCAGGAAGGCACGTAGGCAAGAGAAAGAGCTGGCGGCTACGTTCCAGACGGCACCAGCTCTCGAGCCTGTAGTCCCGATTCGCGTCAAGAACTAACAACCAATTCAAGCTATCAGGGGTGCAGGGATGCGTTGTCCTTGCGCCCCTGGTGTGTTTACAGCCAAAGGTGTGAGATGAAAGAAGAAGTGGCAAAAAAGCTCGTGGAAGCTGCGAGAAGCGGTAAGTACAAGCAGACGCGAGGCTGTCTTCGAAATACAACGAAAGTTGTTGAAGCAGGCATTGACGTTGGCGAGGAGCGGTCGTGTTTCTGCATCCTTGGGATCCTGTGTGACCTATTCGCTAACGAGCATTCTTTTGCTTACTGGGAGCGATCAACTTTTTTTGGGCGGCCGACTCCTGAGATGCTGTTTGTCCTCGACGTAACAGACAGCGATCAAAAGGTAGAAAAGTGTGCATTCGAAAGCGTATTGCCCCAGACAGTCGTTGAATGGGCCGGATTGAAATCACAAGCCGGCATGTTTGAAGTTACCAACGACATGGTTGATGATTTGCCGGGTCAGTTAGGCATGACGGAGGCCCTCATGAACCTCAATGACGACTACTACTGGGACCTCCATCGGATTGCTGATTTTGTCGAGAAGCACTGGATGCACATCTAACCTAAGGAGCTGCAATGGCTAAGAAAAAGACCCCGACCGGCAGGGCAGAACGCTGCCGACTGTTACGCATTGACTGCCGGCCATCTGCACCAAGTTTGATCGGAGATCTGGGCACGTATAAAAGCGTGCAAGCCGCAGTGGACGCATTGAATGCCGATCCAGACATGTTTCCAGTCGACGAGCTGATTATCGTGACGGAATCTCTCAAAGTGATTGAAGTCCTGAGTCGCGACGTCGTGCGTTTCTATATATCAAACCCAATCGAAAAGAAAACAAAGGAGAAGATCGATGGCTAAGGTAAAAGCGAAGACAAGCGGCATCTGCTCGCTCATGTACGGGGCCAAGGGTTGCGTACCGCAACTTTCCGGTCCTTACGCTTCGGCAGATTTAGCGATTGACGCTGCAATGGACCTCCTTGATGACGACAGCGTCGGAACAATCTTCATGGTTCACGCCGATCACCAAGTGCAAGAACTTGAGGATATCCTGACGCTGATCGTCATTGTTGGTGCTCAGTACGACACAGGCCTCGATTTTTACTCTGTCAAAGTTCGCTGCACCGTAGCAGATCAAGATGCAGGCCGGCATTACGAAGCTGCAATCGAGTACATCAAAACCAAGTTTACTAACCCAGCTCCAATTGGTCCGTTCTTCGTTTTCGATGAGCACGATGCGGCATTTCAGCACATCGATGCAACTGATCTCTGTGATTCGCCAGACGTTATCCGCGTCAAGCGAAGCCAAGCCAAGACCCCAAGCAAGAAAGGGAAGCGATGACCGCTAAGAAGACAAAGCCGAAAACGAAGACTACGAGTCGGCTTTACTCATTGGTGATCGGTTACGAAAGATGCCCAGAGCCCGACATTGAAGGGCCGTTTGACTCGATTGAGGCGGTGCTGGCTGAAGCTGACAGCATGGGCTATGACGAGGACTTCGAAGGCTACCTGGGTATTTTGACTCCGGATCACAAGCTGCTGCGTCTCGAGCAGCAACATAAGTGGGTTGTCGTCGATGCAGAGCCCTCTTCCGAGAAAGGAAATGACAAATGATTCTTCGACTGACTGACGGGGT